TGCATAGTTTCTGTCATAGAGTCGTAAATGCTTCTGAAAATACCAGAAGTGTCTGTATCTATATTATTTGTTACCCATGACCTCATCTTTTTAAAGTCTTTTGCTTTAAGATATCCAATAACATCATTGACAGAACTATTGGAGAGCAGACTAAGTATCCCAGTATCAATAGTACCGCTAAGAGAGTAACGCTGACACTCATTAATAACACGCCGCCAATCAGGAGCAAACCGAATAATAAGTTCTGCCAAAACTTTCTTATCATAGGTGATATTCTCCTGATCCAAAATCCAAGTCAGACGTTTCATAAACTGCATAGACAGTTCGGCCATAGACTTCTTATTTGTATTGAATTCATAGACACCACACCGTGAGTGTAGAGGCTCAATAATACGGTTCTTGAAGTTACAGGTTAAAATAAATCGACAGTTGTTTGCAAACTCTTCAATGAAACCACGCAGAGCAGGCTGGAAAGACTGAGCATTAAGATAGTCAGCCTCATCTAGAATAACTACCTTGTAACCACCTTGCAGTGATACAGTAGATGCAAATTGTTTGATTTTATTTCGTAGTGTGTCAATGTTGCCTTCTTCAGAACCGTTGATAAGAATCCAGTCAAGGTTCAGTTCATTGCACAATGCTTTTGCTACTGTAGTCTTACCAAGACCAGCAGTGCCTGTAAATAGCATGTTAGGGATTTCACCTGTTTCTACAATCTGATTAAATGTATCTTTCAGTGACTGTGGTAGAATGCAGGAGTCAATAGTTTGTGGTCGGTATTTCTCGACCCAAAGAAAATCAGTCATCAATATTCCTTACTAGAGTTAGGAAACCATTATATAGAAAAGAAAGGGGGCAGTCAAGCCCCCTATTTTTATTAACTGCTTTCTTTATCAGCAGTTAGACCTTTAACATATGTAAAGGAACATCCTTGCAAGAAGTAGGTAGTATGTTCAAGGACTTCTTCTAGGTCTTCCTCATTTGACCGAAAAGTAGAAGAAACATCATTCACGCAATCATGGTTTTCATACCGACGCATAGTGAGCGTGAATTCAGTGTAAATACCATCATCATCTTCATCCCAACGACCCATTATATTATTCCTCTTCTTCTGCTTCAGCAGCTTCTTGTTCACGTTCCTCAGTTGCTTGGATCAACTGCACACACTGGTCACGCAGACCACCTACAGTAGACAGTTCTTCCCCTTTAAATGCACCACGCTGTACAATGGCATCAATGATAGCGATAGAAGAACGTGCTACCTTCAGATTCAAATCATAAAATTGAGAATCATTCATTAGAAATATTTCCTTTTTAGTTTTTCTCTAGAGCAACCCAGTATTGGAGTTGCCGACTAACGTTAGTAAACTTACTGATAAGTTTGGAAGAAACTTCTACAGTGTAATCACCAGGCAGAAGTTTCAGATTATCAATGTTAATGCTAAGTCGTGTATTTGTATGAATATCACCATGCCACGAACCATCAACTTCAATGGTATACACATTAGAAGTTGTGTTCTTAGGATCAACGATTGATAGTGTGACTGTGCCATCTTCTGTGCTTCCAATAATCACACTCTTATGACCAAGAGCAGATGAAGCCTTGCGAAGTTGACTCAGAATATCTTGAGTGAGATTGAATGTAACTTCCGGGCTTGGCATTTCCAAGTCTTTCTCAGGTGGATTAGTTAGCATTTCAATATCAGAATAGAAATAGTTAATAGAAGATTGACCATTAGCAATGACCATATGGTTATCTTGATAAGATACATTACCGTCTTCAATCAGATTGAATGCGCTCATAAACTCATTCACATCATAGATACCAAAATCTTGTGGAAAGTCTTCATCAAGAGTTGCCTTAGCAAGAACATTCTTAGCATCTGCTACAGTGCGAAGAACATTGCCTTGACGAAACACAAGGTTCTGGTTAATGGTTCCGAAGTTTTTAATAACTTCCATAGTATTATTCAACATCAAATTTTTCCTCATCTAGATCATGAACATGTAGAGCCATAATAGCATAGTGTGCAATCTTCATCAAGTCATCACGATTGCGACCATTCTTTTTACCGTAACGTTGTGCATACTTCATTACGTTGCCGAGACAGAATCCCATCCCGTGACCAGAATCAATAATGAATTCTGTAGCCTGAAACTTTTGCTTAGAGTAATGCCCTTTGTATGTGGCAAGTATATATTCATTAAGTTCATCTAGGATAGCATCTTCACTGTATTTCATAACAAACCTTTATAGTCTCAAAGTTAGAATTGTATTCTATCTCATTACCAACATAATGTCAAGAACTTTCTTAACGCATTTTACTAAAGTTTTTATCTTTGTAAAACTCCATCTTGGATTTGAAACGACCATCTAGAATTTCACCTTTATGTGAAATAACAAATACATTCGTATCAGCACCCAAGGTATGAATAATCTTAAACAGATTTTCAACACCATCATTATCTAGACTAGAATCAAATGTCTCATCCAAAATTAGCAGATTGGTTGCTACAGAGTTTTTCATCTTAGCAATCTGTCTCCAAGTAAACAGCAGTGCTAAATCAATGCGTTGTTTCTCCCCTTCACTGAAAGATTCGTAAGAGAACGTATCACGGTGTCGTGAACGAATAGTCTCACCAAAACTTTCATTCAATTCAAAATGAACAAAGAAGTCTAGTGTCTGTAGATACTGATTAACCAACTTATTCATTACAGGTAGATACTGTCTAATAATCTTAGTCTTGATACCAGTGTCTTTCAACATATCAGCAATAACACTGCTGTAGTCATACTCTTCAGATAGTTCTAGTTTCTGTGTAAGCAGATTATCTTTCTCATTAATAAAGTCTTCAAGGTCTTTGTTAGCCTGAACAATATTATCTTTACTATCAGATGTATCAGTAATCTCTTGCTCTAACTTTTGAATAAGTTTGCGAGACATACTAATCTTAGTGTTATTGTCACGCAGTAGAGCCTGCAACTCCATAGACTGTTTGCTTTGCTCTCGCAATTCATCTACCAATGCTTTACCAGCAGACAGTTGCTCTTCTAGTGTCTGAAACGTCTTTTGAATTTTCTTCGCTTGCGTTGCGATACCTTTAGACTTCTGTTCTTTAATAGTCTGGTCAATCTCTTGCGTACAAGTCGGGCAAACGTCATTGTCCTGAAAGAACTTATCCTCTTTAACAAGTCTACTCATCTCCGTTTTAAGTTTAGTCTGCTGATGTTGGCCATTCTGAAAAGTCTGGCCTGCTTCAGTTAATCGGTCTTCGACCTGATCATACTTTGCCGCAAGAGTTTTCTGAATTTCTTCATTTTCATTATGAATTTGCTCAATTGTATTTTCTTGCGACGTGATTTCAATTTGCTTTTCACGGTTCTTTTCCTCATTTAGATTCTTAATATCACTAATGTATTTGCGTTGAACCTCAATCTTATTCTTAACAATATCTACCTGATGTGCAGCATCACGGATTTTATCCTTCAGACTAGCAATGTTGTCTTTCAGAACAATATTCATCTTAGAAAAGATATTAATATCCAATAGGTCTTCAATCACCTCACGTCTATGCGCAGCAGTCAGTTGCATAAACGGAATGAAAGAAGATGAACCAAGCACTACAATCTGATGAAACGATTTGTGATTTAGTTTCAGAATATTTTGCTCTAGCAGTTTTTGAAATTCTTTAGCATGGGAAGATTCATTAATAACCTCACCATTCTTATAAATTTCAAACACGTTAGGTTTGATACCCCGAATAACTTTATACCTGCTAGGACCAACGGAGAACTCGACCTCCACCAAACAATCCTTACTATTAATAGTATTGATAAGTTGTGGTTTATTGATATTCCTGTAAGGCTTGCCGAATAGACCAAATGATAGTGCATCTAGCATAGTAGACTTGCCGGCACCATTGGCACCTACAATCAAAGTAGTAGGTGCTTTGTCTAGGTCAATCTTTGTGAAATTATTGCCAGTAGAAAGAAAGTTCCGATACTGGACAGAATGAAACTTAATGATAAGACTTCTCCTAATCACTCAAACATAATGAAGAGTATTATATATCATTATCTGGGGGTTGTCAATAGCAAACATATAAATAATTAGTTACAAAAATTTATACGGAGGATATTATGGATATTATTAGTAACGTACAAAAGTGGGTAGGCAAAATTGCTGACCTTGGTGTTAGCCTTCTTGCTCTCACGATTGTAGCAGAACTGCTCGGGCTTGGTGCAGTTCCATTTATGCCAGCAGACGTTAGCGTAATCAACAATGTTTCTGGTGTAATCGACACCCTTGGTTCTAGTGGTCTAGTAGGGCTACTTGCAGTTTGGGTTCTCTGGATGATCTGGAAGAACAAATAACAGAAATCAGGGGGAGTTTTGCTCCCCCTTTTTTTATGTCTTATGATATTGCGAAACGATTTTCTTTAATGCAGTTTTAATATGATCGTCATGGATTGGGTCACCTTCATTGTCATAGACCCAATCAAGGTATCCTTGATTTTCAGACCAGTCAGGTGAAAGCACCCGATAATTATATTGCCACCGTGGATGTGTATCATCATAACTACGCTGTTGCCATACTTCCTTGAAAACTGCGTAAGCATCTATCAGTGCATCTTCAGGGGTTTCAGACAGAGCGCAACCGAAGTGTCCAGTAAGAACAGTGTGAAAGTCTTGCGACAGTTGGTTGAATACATTCTTAGTCATTTTCATACGTTCATTCCTTCTACTTCCTCTACAAAGTCATTACCTTCCTCAATCCACTGATCAAGGCTGAATTCATTCAACCGCCAAACATAAACAGTGCGAGTCTCATAGATACCAGCATCTACATTATCGTAAACGAAATACCAACAATCTTGGCTCTTGTACAAACCAACGTTAGGGTGGTTGATTGCGTTGACGATAGTAGCACGGCGAAGGTTGTTCATATCTGACTTTCTCTCTTTCTTTCTCTTACATTATTAATATAATCATTATTGAGAAAAAAACAACCCCCTAAAGACATTTCTCTAGGGGGTGTTACATTTATGTTACCACCGGTCGTTACTAATCCAGTCCATTACCAAAAGGAACAAAAAGTAAAAAACGCTCGTAATCAAGAGAAAGAAAAGAAATTCAATCATTGTTTGTCTCTTTCGTGTCGTTGTTACATTTATAATATAGTCACTTATAGAAAAATGTAAACCCCTAAAATGCACTTTTTCAAGATTCTTTTGTGGGTGTTACATTTATGTCACTTCTCTTCTTTCGCAATGTAGGAGACGATAATCTCAACTTTATCCCAATACTTGTTTCGGTAATACATTGCCTCATCCG